ACAGAACCATATACTTTTTGACGTTGGTCAATTTGTTTTATAATTACTTCATTAAAACCTTCTCCTACTATATTAGACATAATTAGGCGTTTATTGCGTTAAAATTTCTTATTATATTAGCATAATTTGAAGGAATTCTAATTTGTATTCCCTCGGGAATTATTAAACTATTTTGGGGTAAACTTACTAAAGTTCCAGCTCCAGCATTACCTGTGTTGGCAATAGAAATGACCCACCAAAGTGAACTATTTTTATAATATTGTTGTGCTAAAATATCAAATCTGTCTCCTTGAGTTGTATAAACGTAAATATCATTTTCAGATAAGGGAACCTCAGGATAACGAGAAGTTACATATGCCTCTTTTCCGTTGATTCTTGTTTTTGGAATGTTTTGATATCTATTCATTTTATAATCCTCTTCTAGTTATTCCTTCTAAAGCTGCTTGTTGTCTTGCTTGAGCAGCACTTTGTGCTGCTGTATCAGCTACAGCTACAGAAGTATCATCGTTATTATAGTTATTATTATCACTACCAGGACCATTCGCTAATGCTATAAATTGTTGGTTTCCATAAGTTTGTACAAATCCTGTATCTTCTCCATCTGTACCAACAGCATTAGTGCTAAAGGTAAGTTCTTGTTTTCTTGGGATGAATTTATGAATAGGAGTAAAATTAAATCCTGTTACTTTAATTATATGGCAAAGTTCTTTTACTGTTCCATCTTCGGTTCCATCAACTGATCCAATCCCTATTTCCCAAGGACTTTCTTCACCCATTTCATATGTTAACCCAGTTATAAAACCAGGTTGTTCGTATAAATAACCACCAATAGTTAACTGTATTAAGTTACCTCTCATATAGCCATTAGGACTATAATCTGGTGCTAATGTTGAGGCAAGATAGTTTAGTTTTTTATACATTGGAATAAGCTCTTCTTTTGATTGAGCTGCTACAGTCCAAGATAACGAAATTTGTCTAGTAAATCCACCATAAGTATAGAATTGTTCACCTCTTCCTAAATAACTAAAACCATTCCAATTAGCAGTATAAGAATCCGAGATAGATCCTAAAAATGCTCTAAAGTGCATAAATGTTTTAAAGTCAGGACTATCATTATCTATAGCTGCTATTCTAAATTTTACAAAATCATTTACTACTGGATCTGTAGTTACTGAGTCACTCCTGTATATAGGTAAAGAATTTATTTTATCTAAACCAAATTGATTTAATGAACTATCTCCAACACCTATAATATTAGCAATATTTCCATATGCTGAATTTTCTTGTTTATCACGAACACCAGCAGCATAGTTATAATAACTATTATTACCTCGTTGTCCTGGGTCTCCAATATTTACTCGTTGAGTAAAATTAGCAGCACCACCAATATCATAAGTTAAAGACCTAGCTGTTGCTCCTGATTCATTTGCTGTTTTTTGGGTTTGTGTTCCTGCTCCTAATTTAGATCTTAAAATTGCTCTAAAATCTTGAACTTTAGGAGTAGCAATATTATCTTTATTAGTTTCAGTTTGAATTATATCTTTTTGGTTGTATGTATATGTATTTTGTTGGTTAATTAATGGACTATTTTTAGGCCATGTATTACCTTCTGTTGCTGGTTCATAAACATTAAAATTATAGGTACCAAAAGATAATCCTTCAGAATTAAATCCATTTTTTAAATATTGATTAGTTAATCTATAGTATTTTCCTGACAATCCTGGGATTGTTGAGGGTAATATACTTCCTAAGTTTTTTAAATAATCACTTGGAGTTACTATTTTTTGAGTAGTAATAGATGTAGCATTATTTACTCCTGTTCTTTGGTCTGAGAATCTAATGTTGGTATTTCCTATGCCTAAAATAGAACCAGGTCCTCCAGTATATGTTAATACGTTAGGATTAAGATTTTTTATTACTTGTTTTTCATTATAAATTTTAACAAGTCTGTTGTTTAATGTAGATTCCTCAGGAGCATTAGGATTAGGTTTTACTTTACTAAAATATAAATTATTGTTATTAGCGTATGCTCCTGTTTCTGCAAACGGATTTATGCCTTGCTTGTTTAAATGACCACCAAACGCTACTAGACCGGCTTCAGCCAATGTATTTAATGGTGAATAAATACCTTCATTTAATATGCCACTAGTTTGAGTACGAACTGCTGTTCGTGATAATAATTGTTGTTTAGCTATAAAAAGTAATCCGTTTGGGGATTTAATATCAGCAAACATTTTACCTAAACGTAAAACATCTGTTGCTGAGTCTCGTACTATATTTATACCTCCCCTTAATAAAAAATCTGTTGTTCCTATATAGGGAGAAATATCATCAGGGATGTTGTTAGTAATATATGGTTGACCACTATTACCTCCATATACCCTGTCATTCCCATATCTTAGGGACTTAAGATCCGTTTTAAGGTCAATTAAACCCATTATTATCTAGGTAAGTTATCTAAATAAGGCAATTTTCCGTTTACTTTAGGAGTTAATCCATTTAAATCCAATTGAGAAATAGCTAAAGTTGTATCATAATTAGATTGTCTGTCGTAAACTAAAGGTTGTTTACCATCCAAGTCTAATTGTGACTTAGCTAAATCTTCTTGGTATTGAGATACACCATCATATTGGGTTGGGTTTTTTCCATCATAAGCTGAAAGATTTGATCCTGCGGTTTGTAATTTGTCTAATAATCCCATAGTTGTATTTTTGTTATAAATATTAAAGTTATTGAACTCTATAAGTGCTTACATTCATTGCTGTACCTACTTTGGTTCCATCTAAGTATACATGTCCTCCTGCTTTTACAACAGAAATAAGTTCATCTAATTTAGCATAAAATTTATCAAGAGGAACAACTGCTTCTGCACCTGATTCTCCAATAAGGGCACGAGTAGGTTTATTAACAATACCTCCTACAGCCATTTCAGGTTCATCTCCAAAATATGCCATTCCTCCACCAATTAAACCTCCTATAGCACCTCCGATAGCTGTACCTATACCTGGAATAATAGAACCTATCATAGCACCTGTTCCTGCTCCGGATAAAGCACCACTAGCTACATCTAATCCTTTGCCTAAACCTTTATTTCCTGATTCTTTAGCAGCATCTGCAGCAGCATCTACTGCTATTGATGCTATTAATCCACCAATACCTCCTTTAAGGCCTTTAAGCAATTTACCTCCTTTTCCAAGTAAACCCTTAGAACCTTTTTTCATGAATCGCCCTGTTTTTGGATCTCGTGGGGGAGTTGCTTTTTTAGATACTGGGGTTTCACCTCCTGATGACATGTCTTCAGCTCCTTCTAATACGCTATCTATTATTCCTTCTTCATCTCCTATCATTTCTCCTAAACCTATACTTGAAGCCACTGATAATGTTTTACCCAGTAAACCCTTAGACCCTTTTTTCATGAATCTTCCTGTTTTTGGATCTCGTGTTCTACTACTTCTACCACCACCTCCACCACCACCGCCACCACCATCTACTATAACATGGGATGGATTTGATTTTGAACCTAAAGGAGATTTAAAAGCACTTAGAATACTTTTTCCAACCATTAGCATACCAGTGACAGCAGCTCCCGCACCAACAAGTCCTACAAGTCCTTGAAGTATTGGAGAATCAGAAATAGCTTGCATAGTATTAGTAAAGAACTCCATAGCTTTAGTAACAGGACCTACCATAAATTTATTAAATGATGTTTTTAATTTATCGGCTGCCTCGGCTTGCTTTTCTGAGAGGGATAATTTTTGTTCTGCTAAGGTAAGTGATTCGTTTTCTATTGCTAGTCTTTCTAATTCAGCTGCTTTTTCTTCTTTTCCCTCGGCTTTTAATGCTGCAACTTTTTTCTGAAGTTCTGATTTACCTTGAGCACCTAAAACATTTAATTGTTTTTGTCTAACTAAAGAATCATTTAATTCATCTGCACTCATACCTAAAGCTTTAGCATATGCTTCTTGCTGGATAACGTTCATATTTTGAAATTTAGCTAACCCGTTTGGTCCTAAGTTTTTCATTAATTCCTCAGCAGCACCTGCTGTGTCACCTTGTAAAGCTAAACCTCTTGCTCTTTCTAAATTTAAATCTTGACCGGTTAATAATTCAGCTTCCATTTCAGCAGCTATAGAATCTTCAAAATTTAATAAACTGCTTGATATTTTTTTCGTTTGCTCTAAAGTCATTCCTAATTTTTGAGCTTGAACAACTGCTTTTCCTATTAAATCCGGATTATTTTTATATTGTGCTGCTAATTGACCTGATGTTTTAGCTACTTCTGCTAATACTTTCTTATTACTTAAAACACCTTTATTTTGTTTACCTATAGAATTAAATACTTCTTCTTGAGTTTTACCAGTTAATTGAGAAAATTTATATATTCCTTCTCTTACATCTGCTTCTAGTCCAGCATTTTTAGTTAATGAAATTTGATCTTTTAACTGCTTTTCACTTAACATTACATTAGTTCCTAAAAAGGCATTCATGTCAGCATTGGCTTGAACTGCATCTTTATGAGTTCTACCAATATGTTGAGCGGCATGCTCTAACTCCATATTCATTTCAAAGGCAGCATCTTTAGATAAACCAAGATCTCTTTGAATTTTTATAGTTTCATTATCAAATTCATTAGCATATTCTATTATACCATGAAGCAGTTTACCTAAAGCAGCTACTTGTATTAATGGATCAGAAAATGCTTCTTTAATTGATGAACCTACACTTTTTACTCCTGCTCCTAATACTTTAAATGAATTACCGTTTTTTGCTGCTTCTCTTAAATCTTTATTAATGTCTTCAAAGTGTTCAGATTCAATACCGATGTGTTCTAAACTTTTTGCTATACCTTTAAATAAACCTCCAGTTACACCTAAAGTTTTTTGAATTTTTTCTTCTTTTTCTAGTTCTTCTTGAGTTAAATCATTTATATTTCTCAAAAAGCCAGTTTTTGTATTTAAAGCATCATTAGCTTCTTTATATGCTTCCGAAGTTTTATCCGCATATTTTATAACTTCTTTTAAACGATCAACTTCTACTTGTGTTTGTTTTTGAATAGATTTTAACTGTTTAACGGTTAAAACTTCTTCATCTTTTTTATGTTCTGATATTTTTCGGGTAAGATTTTCTAGTCTATCAAATGCTTTTGTTGTTTCTTTAGTATAATTAACCCCTCCAGATAAATCAGCAACTATGTTTTTTAATGTTTTAGAGATAGTGCCAAAAGTATCTCTTAAATCCTCAACATCATCACTCATGCTTTTAATTACTTTTTGGGCGCCTTTTATGCCACCTCCCATAGCTTCAATAGCTTTATTTACATCAGTAAAGGTTTCTCCTCCAAGATTTTTAATATCTTTTTTTAATCCCTCAATCTGTTTTTTTAAATCTTGTAAAGTTGGTTCAGCCATTTAGAGTAATTTTATTATAAATATTAAAAGGCATCATTTTTTAGATGCCTTCGTAATATATGTGGGTGGTTGAATTTTATTATTAGATACAGCACCCACTGATTTCATATTTTTTATAGATTGTTCTACAGTATCTACTTTTTCATTTTTATTTTCATAAAATTCTTGAATTTTACGATAGGTAAAACGTCTTAGCCATAAAGGCATATTATATACAGTTTCATAATCATATCCACCTTTTCCATAAAATAATATTTCATGAATTTGGGTAAAGATATTAGATCTATATTCAGGCGTCAGGCCAAAAAAAGCTAGTACCAATAGGAATGGTGATGTCCTCCACTACACCATTATCAAATACATAATTATAGTTTAAATCAACGCCTGGGGAAATAGAACCAATAAATTCTCTTAATGCTCTTGAATCTTTAGCTAATAAACCATATTCAATAAATTCTCTAATTGTTTTTTTACTATAATCACCGTTAACAGATAAAATCATTTGTCGTAAACGAGCTGTAACTTCAAAATTTCCTTTAGGATCAATTTTTTTCAATCCTTGAATTTCTTGATCTATTTCTCCTTCATCACCATGAGTTAAAAGTTTAAAAGTAATTTCATTTTTTGTATTAGGGAGAAAAAATAAAAATTCGTTTTTACCTTTCTCAAGAATATTTTTTTCTACTAATGGTTTTTCTTTAACTTGAGTTAAATCAATAGTTAATTTTTCTTCTACATCTGAATAGTCAGGATAATAAGTAAAAGAGTAATCTTTACCATAACCTAAAACACGGGCCGCTATCATAATAGCATCTTTATCACCAATTAATAAATCTTTATAATCAAATTTAGTAATTAGCATTGATTGTAATAATTTATCAATTACAATACCTTGTTTGATATAGTTTTGGTTAGTTAAAATGTCTTCTTCTCTAGCAGTCATGTATTTCATTTCAACTTGTCCAGATGCTAAAGGATGACCTTCAGGATAAAGTAAACCTTTTGAAGGCAATTCCACCATTTCGGTAGGGAATTTAAATTTATTTTCTTCCATAATTTTTATTTATTATAACTTTATTGTCCTATATAAATATATAAAGAAAAAAGAAGCTCACAAAAAATGCGAGCTCCTTCAATAATACTTGTAATTTTATTAAAAATTCAACACACAATAATCTGGTTGAACGGTCATTGTAAGGTTAACAGCAGTATTTTCTGTATCCCAGCTGTAATCACCGAAGTTAGCATCTGTAATTAAAGCACCTTTGATAATCCATTCTGAAACGATATCACCTACAGGTCCTAATACGTCGAATGTTAAATCTTTCTTGTAGAAATCACTATAACCATCACGACCAGTTACTGATTCGTGGTGTAAACGTACCCATTCCATTACCGCCTGAGCTCCTGAAGGAGTAATAGGATCGAATAATGTAAATTGGATAGTACCCCAAGTGGTTTTACCTTTTACAAAGCGTTGAACGTTTATATGATTTAAAGGTACTGTACCTTGGGTTAACGTGACTGCACCAACACCTTTAATCTCATACGCTGGTATACCGTCAATATACATAATGAATCGGTTTGCCTGTTTGGGTTCAAAGGCTGTGAAAAATATTTCGTTTGGATCTAATACTGCCATTTTATTTATTTATTTGTTTTGTTATAAATATTCTGTTTTTAAAAAATTACGCTGGGAAAGTTGCTCCAGTTGGTAAGATGTTGAAGTCCAAGTAAATGAATTCAGCAGTCTTAGTTGGTTGCAAGTAAATTTGTCCTACTAATTGATTTCTATCAATTACATCTGGAGTGTTGTTACTTGAATCCATAATTACCTTGAAAGCATATAAACCTTGACGTTGTTGAACTGATTCTAAGTATGGATTAACTTGGTTCAAGAAACTTGTACGAGTTGCAATTGTGTTTTGTTCGAACACCAAGTTATTAGCAACTTGAGAGATGTAAGATTTAAGAGAAATCAACAGACGACGAACGTTTACACGATCCAAAGCACTTGCTTTAGTTTGTAATGTT